GTTTCGCAAAAGTATGCAGGGTCTTTGCTACATTTAACGTATTCTTTGATTTCTTTCTTAGTAAAGTCATGTTGAACACCATCACGTTTAACATTTACGTTACCGAGATAAGTATCATTCTTCTGGTTCAACATCTATAATATTCTCTTTTTGTATTAATCTTTGTAATTCTGTAGTTGTGCCTACAAAAAGATTATTAGTCGTTTGTCCTATTTGCTTGATATCTTCTTCGTTTTTTACTTTTTTTAACTTAGCATTAACGTCCATTAACTTGTCGTTAACATCTGCTATTTGTTTTACCATGTTACCAAATACTTCAAAAGCACGTGGGTGTTCTGACTCTCTAGCAACATCTGCCATTAAATCTAAAGTCTCTTTACTTTTTTCTATCAGTTCGTAGTATGTTTTTCGACTATACTCGTAATCGGCATCTATATTTTTATTATCTTCTTTTTCCATAATTGCTCTCTAACCACCCTGTTATAATGTATTTATCTTCTTTTAAATCTGGATTTGCACGATGCGTATGTGTAAAGTATGCAGGCCATATTACTAGTTTACCAGTTTCGGGTTTTATTGATAAATTTTGATGCATAAAATCAGTATATCCAGTATCAGTATCATTTAAGTAAACCATCCAAACACCAAATCTACGACTTGTTTTAAAAACATCACTTGGGCGAAGTACATCTAATTCGGAATGCCACTTAATAAAACCACCACCCTTTTTACTTTTTTGAAGTTTATATCCAGTAATGTTGTAATTATTTGTGTTTCCTTTTATACTCCACTCTTTAAAATATTTTTCAACATGTTCATGAATAATAGAACTTAATTTTTTATAAAAAGGTTTAAATGAATGAAATACTCGACAATCATTAATAGATTCATCTATTCTATTTTTATTAGAAACATTTGAATAAAAACCCTCAGCATTGTTATCTAATGCTTTGTTTTCATACCAAGATATCATACCATCACAAACCTCTTTATCTAGAGTGTTCTTTTTTTCATAAATCATATATTACTTATATTATCAGAATCTACTGTATTAAATCCATAGTCACTATCTGCACTTACATTTGCTGGTGTCGGTGTTATGTTTTGTGTTTTGTAGTAATCACCACTGTCTGCCGCACTATCAATGATAAACAAGTTATTACTAACTTCACGAATAATTTTACTTGTACCAAGTGGCCCATGAAAGTTTATTTTCATTTCAAAACTTAGTGTGTATACAATTGTTCGTCTTTGCTCTATTGAACCTTCAAAGTCATCTGTAAAAGAAACACTTGTCAATGTAATTGGTACATCTTCACTTAATGCAATATTAGTGAAAGGTTTTACTGAAACAGTATATTGTGGTGTAAAGAATGGAAATATTTGTTCTACTATTTGCAAGGCATCGTCTTGAGACTTAGCATAAACATTTAAATCAAAATTAATGTTATATGGTGTTGCAGTAAATAACTTTTGTCTTGATACTGTTGAACCAGCAAGAACTTTATTTAAGTTGTTCATTTTATTTAACTGTCTTGTTTCATCGTATTGTATACCATTAATTTCAAAAGACATTCTTGGTAGTTTAATTGCAACAATTCGTTCATTTACTTCACCATTTGTCATCGCCTCTATTCTAGAAATAAAGTTTCTTTTTGGCGCATATGATAATGGTACTTTTATTTGTGAAATAGTTTCACCCGCAGAATTTTGTCTAAGAACATAGATATTATTAAATAAAGAACCAAAGACACTTACTGCACTTCGAACTCTCTTGTGATAAAAATGAGTACCAAACATTACTGCATATCTCCAAATGGATTAGACTCACTAAAGTCTAAGAAGTCAGACTCAAAGTCATCAAAGGTTTTATTTTGATTATCATTCAATATATCATTAATTTGATTTATTGAAGTTGGTGTTGAAACGTGTTGACTTAACGTTCCAATAATACTTTTAGTTGTAGTCCACTCATGAAATAATCCGTCAGTTGCACCACTATGAATTAGATGTAAAGCATTACCAGAGTCAGATGCAAACGCAACTTCTCCAGTCATGTTATAAGTATCGAATACTTGCGTGACAGTTTCACCTTGAATAAATCTGCCACCACCTGAATCAAGTTCTAAATGATATTTAAATGAGTTTTCTGTCTCAACATCTTGTATAGTATCTACACCAGTATCAAAGTCTTCGCCACTGTACTCAAATAATTCACACTGCAATCTAAATGTAGGCAAGTCTTTTAATTGATAAAATGGTGTTTCAGTTTCAACTCTACGTATCTCAAACATAGATTCAGACATTGGTAAATATATTAAGTCGCCTTCTCTTGGTCTAAAGTTTGCTACTTCTAATCGTTTACCAACTAATTGTATCCACCTTTTTCTTGAAACAATAAATGTTGCTTGGTCTCTTAATTCTATACCAAACTTTGTAAATAAATCTCCTTCACCTTCAAACCCTTCTGTGTTTTCAATATACATTTCTACTTTGTATGCATCTGAAAATCTAGACGGAACGTCATCTAAAAAGATTTTATCTTTGTTAACTATTTCTCTAGGCAAATAATAGACATCTTGTCCAAACATCTGCAAAGATTCTATAACTAAATCTTCAAAGAGATTTTGTTCTGAACGAACTTTCTGTTTAAAATAACGATTTGTTGCCATGACCTACCCTACAAAGAAATTAGGTGGATTGTCATACTCGTTTCTTAGTTTTTCTATTTCTTTTTCTATTTCTTCTTTAGCATCATCAATCAATTGTCTACCATTTAACGTCACGCCACCAGGGAGTGTCATACCTTCGAACTTACTTATATTTTCTCCCCATTGTTTTTTCAATATCGCAGTTACATAATTTTTCATGAATAAATTATTGTAAACACCACCAACACTTTCTGCTTCTTCAACAAACATTTCAATCATAATATAATCGCCAACTTTTATATCACCACCATCACGTAAATCACCAGCGATATTTAATGTACCACTATGTCTACTAAATTGTATTTGAGGTTGACCAGTAAGTTTTAAATCAATCATAGAAAGATATTGTTGCATATGTTCGTAGTATGCTAAATCACCTACACCTGTCGCCAAGTCTGCAAGGTCATTTAATCGCATTTGATATTTAATATCAAAAAAGTTTACATTTGATGTTGAATCACCTATCATAAAAACTTTTACAACATCTAGTATTCTGTTTGCAACTGCTGGCAAAGCGGCGTTTAAATCAATACTTTTAGCATCAACCATTGCTTGAGTAATCAATACAGGTTGAAAAACTCTTAACTGACCATCAGCGGCATACTCACGAAATAACTGTAAACCATCATCAATTCTATCTTCGATTTGGTCATCGTCTACATTTATTTCTATGACTGGATATCCAAGTCTACGTAGTACATAGTCTCTAAAATCATTTCTATTACTTATCTTTGCCATATTACTATTTATCTATTAATTCAATAGAGTTCCTCCGTTATCGTAAACGTCTATACGATAGTGTGAACCCGCTTGTCCTTCTAATGTATCTGCGTTTAGTCCACTTCCGTTTGAGTCTACTGTTTTAATAAGTGCCATTACATGATTGGCATTTAGTGCAAACTGACCAGCGGCACTATCATAAGTCAACGCATCTGGACTTCCAGTTGATAATTTTTCTCTTGCAATTAAACCTATATCTGCAGAGTCGACATTTAAGTTTCCGACTGTTAGTGTACCAGTGATATTAGCACCATAACTTGTAGTCTCAAATTTTTCTGCATCGTTAAAGTAAATTTTAGTTCCAGCATTAACAGTTGATTTTATATAATTGTTTCCTATTGCACTTTGTATATTTACTGCGTTTGTTCCTCTTATGAATAATTCACCCGTTCCCGCATCAGTAATAATACTATTGTTACCGTCATGATAAAGTTGTAAATCTTCACCCGCACCAAGTGTAAGTTTACCGTTATCAGGTAACATTATACCAGCATTAAATGTGGCCCTACCCGCTTCTGACATATCCAGAGTCAATGCAGTTATTACAGAACCACCGTCATCTCCCCTAAATTTAATATCTTTATCTTGGACTTTTGCATCAATTAAGAAATCACTAGAACTATTCAGTAATTCTCCAAACTGAGTACCACCGTCAGAAAGTTTTATACTACCACCGTCTGCATCAAGAACTATGTTTGCAGGCATGTTAAAGGTCATGTCACCAGATGTTCTGGACAAGTCACCTTTTAATTCCATACCAGTAGTGTTAAGTTTCATTACAGTTTGGTCAAGTGCAGAGTTTCCATTCCCCACTTTGAAATCTATTCCCGCAAATGCACTACCAGTTCTGTCGTTTGCTCTAAATACTACTGGGTTTGTATCTGGAATTAATTCAATTGAAAAACCAGCACTACGGTCTAAGAAATATGCATCTCCTTTAACTGCAAGTGCATGAGTTGATAATACACCTTCACTACCAATATTCGCACTCTTGTTAATTCCCATACGGAAATTACCACTTGATATGAAATCAAGTATTCCCATTCCACCTACAGCAAATCTATCACTATCAAAAGTAAAGTTTGGAGTAATTATCTTAGGAGTTTGAATTGCACTTGAGAATACTGCACTGTCTCCAGTTAGAATTCTAATATCTGCACTGTCCGCATCAACTTGTGATAAAGTTATTTGTGATGTTGCAAGATTAGTAATCGTTGCCGAGTCTAAAGTTGCATTTGTTCCAGTTATTTGTGATGTTGCAAGATTAGTAATCGTTGCAGAGTCCATGAATGCAGAGTCAGTATTAATAAAGTCAGTTGAAAGTTGTCTTATATCTCCTGAATCTGCAGTTAAACCATTAGTTACTGCAAGACTTGTAAGTGTTCCGACTGCAGTAATATTAGGTTGGTTTGCAGTTAAAACAGTACCAGTTAAATTACCTGTAACATTACCTTCTACCGTATCTAATACTAGAGTACCTTTACTATATGATGCATCTGCTTCATTAATCGCACCACTTGGATTTGAATCGTATTCGTCTATTAGTTTCCATTTGTTATCTGAGACATCGTAATAAATACCAACGTAAGTAAACCCTACACCTGAACTACCAGTATTTCTGTTTGAGAAGAAACCTGTATCTACATTGATTGGTCCAGCAGTACCTGCCCATCTTGCACCCGAATCGTGACCTGTTGTTGATGCAAAGTTAATTGAAATGTTATCAGTTGAATGAATCATCTGAGCAGAACCAGTAATTGGTTGCTTAGTTAATACTGGTGAAGAGAATGTACTATCTGCGGCAAATGCTACTTCAAATGTATCTACGCCACCTGCACCTGTACCAACACCATCAATTCTAACATAATAGTTTTGATTCGCAGTACCAGTAAAGAATCCTGAATAGAAGGCATCATCTAATCCTGTACCCGAAAAAGTTGTTCCTGCCTCACCGATTGCATTACCTTCATTCAATCTGAACATTGGTGTACCAGCAGTTAAGTCTGCAGACGATACAGAGGTTGTTGACCCTAGAACTGTTAAGTCTCCGTCTACTTGTAAATTTGAACCTACATGGGCAGAAGTTCTTACTCTAAATGAGTTTACTGAGTGGTTTTGTTGATTGACTAATAATATCCCGTCAGTTGCAGATGATACTACCCACCCCAAACACATTGGATAGTTTGGATATAATGGTGATGCGTTTTGTATTAATCCTGGACCTAAACCTACGAAGAAGTTTGTACTTGCAGTTAGGGCAGATGTATCTACACCACTTAATTGACCTGAAATAATACAATAACCATACGCACCATTTGGTATATCTGCCGCCGCAAGACCTTGGGCGTTATATGCATTTTCATCTGTCGCATCTGCTAGTCCTACTGTTGGAACATCTACGTCACCTGCAGTATAATTACCACTAAAGTAAAGTGGTTTACCTTTTAGAATTGTTGCACCACTATTGTTATAAACTTTTTGGTGTTCTTCTAAACCTACTTCATGAATAACGTCACTGTCATCTGAATAATATGCAAGAGATTTAAATTTTTTGTCGTACCATACTCTACCTTCTTGATAAGGAGAAGAGTCTAAAATATTATTATCAAAATCAATTACTGTTGCAGACGTACTATCTAAATTAGTTATACCTGTGACTCTTAAATTACCTATATCTGCAGAGTCGATTGTTGCTTGTGAACCAGTAAATTGAGTATTCGCAATGTTAGTAAAGGTTGCACTATCTCCAGAAGATATAACTGCATTTGTAATTGCAATATTACCTATGGTCGCAGAGTCTACATTTAGACTTGTTCCAGTAATTGCTTTTGCAGTTAGTACGGAGTTTGCGATGTTTGTAATTGTCGCACTATCTCCAACTAAAGTTGTATTAGTTATTGCCTTTGCAGTTAAGACTGAATTTGCAAGATTGGTTATAGTCGCACTATCACCAAATGCAGAATCAAAGTTTATAAATTCTGTACTTACTTGTCGGATATCAGAACTATCTACATTTAAATTGTTAATCGTTGCACTGTCAGATGTAATCTGTGAAGATGTAAACTGTGTATTTGCTAAATTTATAATCGTTGCAGAATCAATTGTTACTGCACCTGCATGTATTGTATTGTGAGCAGAACTATCAAAAGTTGCGTTATCAACTGTTAATTGACTACTTGCTAGATTAGTGATTGTTGCACTATCGTTTGCACTTGATTTATCTAATAGTTGATGCCATGCGCCACCGTGAGCAAAGTAACCTTTACCAGTAGCATGTACATGAGCAAACATACCATGATGTGAACTAGCACTTGGTAAATCACCTTCTGTGCTAAAAACGTTAGCATAATAAAGTTTACCTGTTGTGACTAAATCATTATTACCTAAAGCAATACCACCAATCGTTGCCGAATCAATGAAGGCACTATCTGCATTTATAAATTCTGTGCTAAATTGTCTAATGTCAGAACTGTCTGCATTAATTGTATTAATCGTGGCACTATCTGCAGTAACTTGCGATAAAGTTATCTGTGACGTAGATAAATTAGTTATAGTTGCACTATCACTTAATAATGCACGAACTCTTTGAATCGAAGTTGTAGAAGAATCTAGTAATCTATGCCATGCTCCGCCATGTGCAAAATAACCACCACCAGTTGCGTGAACATGTGCGAACATACCGTGGTGCGAGTTTGCATCTGGTAAATCTGATAAATTACTGAATACGTTTGCATAGTAAAGTTTACCAGAAGTTATTATATCATTGTTACCAATTGCAACACCACCTATAGTCGCAGAGTCTCCTACTAAAGTTGTATTTGTAATTGTTTTTGCAGTTAAGTTTGAGTTTGCAATATTCGTTATTGTTGCGGAGTCTGTAAACAATTGGTCAGCATTTATATTTGCACTCGCAATATTAGTAATTGTTGCAGAGTCGCCAAATGCCGAATCAAAATTAATAAATTCAGTTGATAATTGCCTGATATCAGAACTATCTACATTTAAATTTGTTACGGTCGCACTATCTAAGGTTGCTTGACTTCCTGTTAATTGTGTGTTTGCAATGTTTGTTATTGTTGCCGAATCACCAGAAGACATTGAAAAATTAGCGGCAGATAGATTCGTGACATGAGCAGAATCTATATTTGCGTTTGCAACGGTTAACTGTGTGGTTGCTATGTTAGTTATGGTCGCAGAATCACCAAATGCAGAATCAAAGTTTACAAATTCTGTGCTTATCTGTCTAACATCTGAACTATCTACATTCAAAGTATTGATAGTGGCAGAGTCTACAGTTATTTGACTTGCAGTCAGTTGTGTATTTGCTAAGTTTGTAATTGTTGCACTGTCACCGAACGCAGAATCAAAATTAATAAATTCAGTTGATAATTGTCTAATATCTGAACTATCTGCATTTAAATTAGTAATGGTGGCAGAATCAATTGTTGCTTGACTACCAGTAAACTGAGTGTTTGCTATATTTGTAAATGTGGCACTATCACCAGATGATGCTAACATATTAGTAATCGATAGATTACCTATTGTTGCAGAGTCTATGTTTGCATTAGCACCAGTAATTAAATTCGTACTTGTAACGTTTGCAGATGTTGTGTTGTTTGCAGTAATTGTATTAGCAGTATGTACAGTTGTTGCTAAATTAGTAATTGTGCCTGAATCACTAACAATTTGACCACTACGAACTTGACCACCTGTATAAAATACTTCATTAACAATTGTCCAAAAGTTATTTGTCTCGTCCCAGAGAAGAAATTTATTATCAGAGTCACCACGTTCTATTGCAATACCAGCGGTTTCACTCGGAACACCTGTAGCATTAGAGTTAAGTCGAATTACATTATCTGCAAGATTAATTTCTTCTGTGTTAACAGTTGTAGTTGTTCCCGATACAGTTAAGTTACCAGCAATTGTAACATTTTTATGAAATGTTTCGTCTTCATCAGTTCTTGCAATGTCTGAGTCATTAAAAGTAAAGGTTGAAGTATTACTATCGTACGCAAGAATATCTGTATCACCATTTACTGTAATATATTTTATGTTTTGTAATAAAGTATTTCCGTCTGAGTCTTTAACTTCTATTCCACCACCAGTGGATTTTATTGTTAAGTCTCCTAGATTTATGGTTGAACCACTAAGAAATAAATCTTTCCATTTCTTAGTAGATGAACCTAAGTCAAATGCACTATCAAGTTTAGGTATTAGACTTCCAGATATAGAGTCATTCGTAAAGTTTATTTGTAAAGTATCTGGATTACCACCACTATCAAAAGTAATAAAATGATTAGAGTCTCCCGTTATTAGAACGGGTTCATAGTTTTCAGTAGTTTGGTTAAATGCTAAAAGAGTACCAGTTGTTCTTCCAGTAGTAGTTACTCCACCTAAGTTATTAATACCGAAACTACCAGCAGTTACAGTTTTTATCGGAGTACCGACTACTACTTTTTTTAACGTAATCTTATTGATTGCCATTTAAAATCCTAATATGTTACAGACGGACTTATTTCTGCTTGTCCTTCTGCAACTCTTTGTACTATTGTTTTACCAGCAGAATCTACAAAAGACACTTCGCAATCCCAAACATAACGACCTCTAGTAATTAAATTTTGTGATGAATCACTAGAAAGACTTAATGTGACAATACCTGATGTTGCAGGTGTTGGTATGATTGCATTAAATGTTACAGTATTTGGGTCATTGGCACTATCTTGATGTCTACGTTTCATCTTTGCCGCGGCAGAATAATTTGTTAAATCAAATGCAGTTCCGTCAGATTCTTTAGTCAGATGAAGTTCTATTGCTGTGTCAGTTCCTTGCGGTATAACTATGTCTTCGTAATTTTGTTGATGTGCCATGAATTAATCCATATAAGTAAAGTCTATTGTATATGCTTTATTTATATGAATTAAGATTTAAGACGAGTATTTATTTAGACTTTATTTCTTCGATTACATCTTCTTGAATACCAAGAGACAGGTCTTCTCGATTAAAGATGTACGATACTGTTATGCGCCAGCAGTCAGTAGATGCGGTATGATAGATTAATTTGTGTGCAGGTTCATCATATGCGCCAAAATAACTTGCTTTACATTGCCAACCTAAAACATCTTGCATAACTATTTCTTCTTTTGTTTCACCATCAATATATTTAAAGTATCCATCGCCTGTTTCAGACCAAGTAAAAACTAGATTATATGCACTCGCATTTGCATTATTATGCCAACTTATATACCCGCCTGGTGGATACATAACACATAAAGCATTATGTTTAGTACATAGTTTTTCTTGCATTTCTGAATTAATTGTGTTATAATATTGTAGTGTTTCACTTGGTATGAAACTTGCATTTTCATTTTGTGGTTTAAAATTGTAATAGTGACCACTTTCTGGATATCCGTTGTGTCTTCTACCCATACTTATAATAGTTTCTTTATGTGAGTCTCCAATAAAATGATTTCTTTCTTTACTTCTACCCCATAATTTCCAATCACAATTATCTTTGTTATCATAAAACCATAAAAATTTATTTAATGATTCTAAAATGTCGGTATTGTTTATGGGTATATCAAGCATATGATTTATCTTTCTGAGCATATGAAGAATAATGTCTTATCACAATAGGGTTTTTTGGAAAAACATTAAAAAATCTTTCATAGTGTGGAAAATAATTCCAACGTAAGTTATCTTTAAAACTATCAACTTTAATGTTTTTGTATTTATCAACTTTATTTAATAAATACCACAATGTAGTTTGGTCGAAATTCCATAACAATTGCCATGGGTCCATAGGTAAAATTAATTCTCTAGAATATTGTTTTCGAAACAAGTCATTCCAATCATTCATAAAATCTTTTACAAGTGGATTTCTCATATCATAAAGACAAACACCACCGCAATAAGTATAATATTCTTTTACGTTTTCGTATGTAAAGTATTTTACCGCATAAACTTTATTATATTTTTTATCTAATTCATGAAACATCATATCGTTGCCATCTAGTTCATCAAAGACAGTTGCAATATCTTCGTGTTCTATTTCTGCATCTGCATCGATATACATCGTAATGTCGTAGGGAGAGTTTGCCATGCCCCATAATTTGGCACGATAATGGTCATCACAAAAAATTAAATCATCTGCAACGTATTCACGTCCATCTAGAAATTTTTCTTCTGTGACTAAACAGCATTTTGCATCAGGATAGTAATCTTTAATTGATTCAATGCAATTGATTGCTAGTGAATAAAAATTAGGTTTTTTTGATGCTACTACTAAGTATCCTTTACTCGGTTTCATTCTCTAACTTATCTTGTATTATCATAATTGCATACAAGTTAACTTCTGGAATTGATTTACTTCTACGTAATTTACTTTTAAGAATTCTATTTTTTGATTCTTTTATGTCTTCTATTTCAAAAGTTTCAAGTTTATAGTTAAATAGTTCTTCTAATTTCTGTGCTTTTCTTTTGTTTATTTCAAGTTGTCTTTGTTGTTCTTGCTCTTTAAATTTTCTATTGACTCTATCATCTGTATTTTTATCAATAAACTCTAGTGTTAACTCTTCTACACATTCATCAAACAAAGGGTCACCACGTTTTAACTTGTGAACTTGACGAACATCTTTAAAACCTTCTTTGTGTTCAGATATACAATTTAATAATTCTTTAGTCGGCGTTTCCCAAAAAGCATTTTTTAACCAAGTTCGTTTAACATCTGTCATTATTTATTCTCCTATTCACTATTATATATCATTTACTTAAAAATGTCAAGCAGTTCTTACATATAATGTATATGTTTCAATAGTTTCTGTGGCATTGTTAATTAATGCGCCTAAAAAGTTTCCAGTAAATGTTGTTTCAAAGTTACCTTCAAAGTCACCAGTAAATGTTGTTGTAAAATCTTGTGTAAATGTACCAACAAAATCTTGTGTAAAGTTTTGTGTAAAGTTATTAGTAAAATCACCTGTAAAGTCACCAGTAAAATCACCAGTAAAGTCACCTACAAAGTCACCAACAAAATTCGTAGTTGAGTCAACTGTAGAGTTTCGTGTGAAATCTACTGTATTATAGTTTCCAGATGCACCAATAAAGTTTCCAGTAAAGTCACCAACAAAATTACCAGTAAACGTTGTTGCACGATTATTAGTTGAGTTACGAGTAAAATTCGCAGTTGAATTACGTGTAAAGTTATTAACAAAGTCACCCGTAAAGTCACCAGTAAATGTTGTTTCAAAGTCACCAGTAAAATTACCAACAAAGTCTTGTGTAAAGTTTTGTGTAAATGTACCAACAAAGTCTTGTGTATATTCTGTATTTGTTGTGGTGTTCTTGCTATCAACTGCGGCACCTTTTGCAACCCATGTACCAGTTTCAGTTGGCGCACCTTGAGTAGCACTTTTAATTAAGTATGTTCCTACACCATTACTGCCATTCATGATTCTTGTTTTTGCTCTTTGTCCAAAAGTGTATTTAATTTCTGCATCTGTCATTTCTTGAATACCTTGAAATGTTCCTGAACCACCACTACTTCTTTTTAATGCTACAGGTCTGACGGCAACTGGTACCGACATTGCAGTTCTACGATAAAGATTGTATGTATTTACTGTTTCTGAATTACCACTTGAATTTACTTTAGTATCTGTGAATAATCCTGCAATCTTTTCTGTATAATCACCACTTGGTGCAGATGTGGCAAGTTTGTATGTGCCGGGATAATCGTTTGTAAATATTACTGAATTTAATCTATCAACTAAAGAAGAAACTTCTGCATCTGTCATTTCGTGAATTTCTGCACCACTGTTACTAACAAACTCAACAGGATATCTGAAATCACCACCATCTTCTGCGGCAGTACCTTCTGATTGATAGAGAGTTGTTGCAGTTGATGAAGTTGTTAATGTTCCATGTGACCCAATTGCTTCATTGAATCGAGTATCAGTAAAAGTACCGACTGTTGCTGGACTACCAGAACTTGCAGTTTTTAAACACCCAGGGTCTGTGTCTGCGGCAGTACTTAATTGTAGACCTGCTTGATAGGCAAAGTATTGTTCTTCGGTAGTAGTAACTTGTTGTAAATCACCAGGAAAATCAGTGTCAATCTGGTATAGTTTTAGTGATACATCGCCCATAATATACTATTTATATGAATGCTTATCTTATGCAGTCCTTCTCCACATATATACAGTAATGTATGGTTGTAAGTTGTTATGTGCTTGACCTGAACCTGCATTGTTACTTGTGTAAGTACTAGACGGACCTTCTGGTGATGGAGTACCCGCATCAAATGCCGTAATATTTACTTCTGCACCACCATAATATTCAACTCGTGGATATCTATGTGCGCCAATACCATGACTATGAACAGGCATTTGTGCTGTTGTCAATGTATGTGTTTTAGCACCACCTGTTTCATTAATGACATTAAATTCAACGTCAGAACTGTTTTGACTTACTAATACTCTACCTTGTCCATATCTCTCCCAACTTCCAAAACCCATTAAACTTGCTGGACTTGAAGAAGTACTTGCATTAACATAAATTGAACCCACTGGATAAATCATATTGAAAACTGCTAACAAAGTTGTTTTTGCAGTATCTAAGGCATTTATTTGAGTTTGTAAACCAGCAGAGTCAGTGGCAACGACTGCATTCAAGTCATTTATTTGAGTTTGTAAACCAGCAGAGTCAATAGTTGTACTTGCAACACCAGTTATATGCCCATGTGCATCAATTGTTAAGTCTTGAATAACAGAAGTACCAGAATTATTTACTGAACTTGCACCAGTGACATCATGGTCTATTTGTATTTTATTACCACCAATCGCAACAGTTTTTAATGAACCACCACTAAGTATTGATAAAGTATCATTTGCACTATCTACTGTGACACTAATTGAACCAGAACCACTATCTGTTGCAATATTTCTAAATACTGCAAGTGAGTTTATACTTGTTTTGTTTTCGTTGATTGCACCTGTAAGTGTTTTTGCTGTTGTTATTAAATTTGTGTGTGGACGGTCACCAATGTCTGAGTCAAGTTCATTTACTGCACCTCGTAAAGTATTTGCAGTTGTTGTTAGTCTATCTTCTCGGTTTACATTAGAGTCAAGTTTTCCAATATCTTGAGAAAGAGTATTAAATGCGGTCACTAAACTTGCTCTTTCTGTAGTAGAATTAAAACCACCTAATAAAGTATCACTATCATCACCAACACTATCTAATCCCGCCGAACTGAATGATGTACCCGCATTTACTTTTGCATTTAAAGTATTAATTGTAGATACAAAATTAGAGTCACGAATGTCCGCATCAAAATTACTTAACACACCTACATCTGAGTCTATTTCATTAACTGCGCCTGTAAGTGTTTTCGCAGTTGTTGTTAAAGTAGTATGTGGGCGAGTACCAATATCTGAATCTATTTCATTAATTGCACCTACTATATCAGAATCTACAGTTGTTGTCAACTTACCAGTAGCACCTACATCAAGTGACTGATTGTTTACATTATCTTTTAACTGTGTAAAGTTATCAGAAATTGCTGTTTTGATTGGTGTATTTCTTCCCATGTCTCTATTTATAAATTTTTTTAACTAAATGTAATTGTACACTGTCCAGTATGCGGTAATGCTCTAGGATAACCAGTATTATTATTACCGCTGGTTTGATTGAACCAATCTCCCGTAGAAAAACCAGGATATCCTACAGAATGCTGGTAGGCCTGATGGTTTGTAGGGGCAAGTGCATTGTTTTGAAAACCAATCATAGTATCAATCATATAAGTTCCTTTTCTATCTGCATATCCTATTGACCCTTGATAAGAACTAGTACTCGCCGCTACACTTGCTTCAATTTTACCACCCGAATAATTTGTATTAGTAAAATGTGGTGCCCGCCCTGCAGTTGTATTGTTTAATGCAAATTGATAACCACCAGTTGCACCTGGGACTACGGGTTCAGTGGCATCTCCACCAAAATAAAAACCAGTATTAGGATGGCCAGCATCTCTATATGTTGCCGGTGGAGATGCATGATTAGGTTTTGATTTTGAATATTGTTCTACAATTACCAACTTTTGAATCGAACCAAATGTACTTATAGTTGGACTTTCCGTAAAAATACCCCTAATATAAACTGTTGTTCCACCATTAAGTCTTATACTGCGACCATAATCAGAATTATCTGTTAAAGAACCAAATGCAACAGGGCCAGTTCCACTCGTGACTTGATTGTCTTGGTTAGGAGCAACATCACACCACCCTTGATAATTTTTAGTATAATTTCCTTGGTATTGAGTGCCCTGACCAAAAGTTTTAATATATGAACATTCACCACAATTCATTGTTATGGTGTTTTTATTCCAAAACGCACCATAGTAGTCATTCATACTATTGTTTGAAGAACTAGTTTTATAAATTAATTGTTTTACATCAGTGTCATTTAAAGAAACTGCTGTACCCGAAGTACCACCTATATTTTGATGAATGTCATTTAAAGATATCGCACCCGAAGTTTGAAGTTGTGCCATTACCTACTCTCAAGTTCTTTTATTGCTTCAACTAATAATCCAATAACAAGTCCATAATTTATTGCAAGATATTCTTCTTTAGTTTCGATATCATTTGTGGTATAAACTGCTTCAGGTAAAACTTTCTGTAAATCTTGTGCGATTAAACCAGTACTTCTTTTTCCTTCACGAAAAGAAGAAAAGGGACTCTTTTCGTTTTTCTTATAATTAAAGTTTATACCTTTAAGTTCTTTTACTTTTTCTAATGCATTAGGAATGACTTCTATATTTTCTTTTAGTCTTTCGTCAGATGCAGAACCGTATGCTGTGACATTACCTTCAAATATTCCATTACCACTCGCATCTACTGAAAATCTAGTCACGTCCGAAGCGTTTCTAAATTGAAATTCTGTTGCTGTTTTAAGAAGTGTAGCACCATTATTACCAAAATAAAGTCTATTGACTGCATCAGAAGAATTATGCCAAGTATTGACAGCGTTTCCTAACTTGCCTGTATCAAGACTGTTTATTTGAGTTTGTACTGCACTTGTCACTCCATTCAAATAACCGAACTCAGTATTTGATACCGTTCCGTCATGAATTTTTTCTGCATTGATGGCCGCACCAGCGGCAATATCATTATTATCAAGACTACTAACTGCGGCACTACCTATTGCAGTGACGTGACCTGCAGAGTCCATAGTAATATCTTGCACAAATGTTCTACCACTGTTATTAACATCTGTTGCACCAGTGACAGTGTGGTCAATCAATAATCTGTTTCCAGACATTGTAGTTTGAATAATACCATCTCCAACAATTGCGATTGAACCACTCGCACTGTCAACAGTATCACTTCCAGTATCCGCAGATATTGTAGTATACCTAAATGAGTTTGCGATGTCTGTTTGTATTTGAGAAATTGCAGAGTCATGGTTTGACTCTAATTCGTTAATTGCACCTTTGACCGTTGTTGCAGAAGTATTTAAAGATGCGGCACCCATTTCTGCATCTAATTCATTTATACCACCGACAATATTCTTAGACGTAGTTGTTAGTGTAGTCTTTGCACGAGAAGAACCTATATCTGAGTCTAGTGTTCTAACGTCTGCAGATAAAGTATTAAGTGCGTTAGTCGTAGTATTTCTTTCAGCACTATCATTAAAACCACCAAGTTTTCCAGAACTATCCTCTGTTAATGCAGATAAAGAACCACCTCCCGCATTCAATTCATTAAGGGCACCCGTAATTGTTTTTGCGGTTGTTGTTAAAGTAGTATGCGGTCTAGCACCAATATCAGAGTCTAACTCATTAATTGCACCAACTAAATCAGAGTCAATAGTGGTTGTTAATCTTGCAAGACCACCAACTTCTTTACCAATTAAGTTTACTTTGTTTTTAAACTGAGTTAAATTATCAGTAATGAATGCTTTTGTATAATTACTATCAGGCATTTTTCTCCACTAATTGTTTCAACAAAACTTTGATTTCAGAAACATCTTTTTTAAGTTCTTGAATTTCTAGTTCTTGTTGCTTTTCCTTTTTCTTTCTTAATCGTGCTTTTTGTATTTCAGTTGAATTTACATTCAGAATAGCACCTGTTGTTCTATCTCTAACAAGTCCTGAGTTACCTTCGACTTGTATATATCTTTCTTTATTCATTACGTAGAAACTGCTATGACTCTTAAGTCTTTAAATAAAGGTGGATTAGATGAATTTGTTGACCTAAATACAATCTTTATTTGATACTGATTAAATGCTTCTAATTCATTAGGGTGAGCATTGTATCTGTATTCTAAGAAGTTACTACCATCTGCACCAACAGGACTTTCTTGTAGTGCAAGTGTATATGGTTGTTCATGTATATTCACACCTTCATTTGCAGTTCTAAAGTAAACTTCAAAACTTGCTTCTACTGGTCTAAGAGAATCAAATATTATTTTTAAATTAATTCCATCTTCTAGTAAAGTGATAGGTTTAGTTATATGTTTACTAATAGATGAACCACCTTGAGGTTCTTTTTCAGCAACATAGAACAATGGAGCAACGAAACCACCAGTACTTCTAGCACCACCACTACCGTCTGAGTCTTGATTATCAATTCTATTGTGAACCGTAGTCAATGAACATCTTTGAGTATCAATTACTGGTGAAACATCTGCTCTAATTGTATCTATGGTTGCTTGTAATTCTACAGACTTATTACCGTGTCCTGTACCTACACCCAACTCAACATCTTCATCTGAATCGTTTGCTATTAGTCTAGGAGCATCAAAGAAGTTTTCAGCACCTATTCTAATATCATTTGTAAAACTAGCATCTTTACTAAATCTTGTTTCAGTACCAGCAAGAGATTTACCTGTAGTAAACTTCGCACCTAAACTAAATGTAGTATCTTCTGGAATAAGTGTATCCATGGTAGGTACGACTACATCAAATTCTATGTTTTTAGTACAAGTAATATTATCACCACCTATGTAACCAGATGCACTAGCATTTCCTGACTGAGGTGCATTGAATTGAAAACCATTACCATCTATTGCAGTTACAGTGTGTTTCGCATAATTACCTTGGTTTAAAATACCAGCAGAATCAATACCATTTTGTCCATTAGTAATACTAACGCCTTCAATCATGACTGTATCATTGACATGTAGTCCGTGGTCTGGCATTAATACATTTATTACTTTACTACTTGCAGTAGTTAGTAACGGATTACTAATTAGTTTTTGTTTCGGCACACTTGCATTTTCAAATATTGCAGTACCACCAGCAGTACTAAATGATGCTTTAAATATGTTGAATGCTAAGTCTTTTGTTTGGTCTGGTTCCCATGTTGTACCATTCTGTGATTTAAATAAACTACCCATTGAAGGTTGTCTGTTAATTCTTTTCTCAGTACTTCCTAATTCAAATGCATAAGTCTCACCGACATACGCATTGTATGAAGTACAGTCTGAAAGCAATACGATTGCATATTCTGTATCAGCATTTAAGAATATTGGTTCGTCAAAAACAAAATCTGTTGGTTGTGCAAGAACTTGTGCCTGTGTTGTAGTACCAGGGTCTAAAGCAACAGTATTTACACTTGCAGGATTAACAAATACAGATGACCCTGGGAAAATTTGCGATGAACTTGGGTGACCATTGACCATCGGTCTTATTTGTAGTTGTACAGGAATATCAGCATCTTTACTAGCAAAATAACATTGTACTTTAGTTATAAACATACCATTTGGCGCAGTTACCCTAAATGACTGTGCAAGTGGGTCATGCCATGTGACTTGTTCCCAACGTCTTGTCGCATTAACAGTTAGTCTAGTTGAACGTATAGTTTCTTGTCTAGTGTCTATTGTACCTTTAGCAGTAAAGATTGCCGCCGCACGTGAAGTTGCCGAAGGTTCGTCATCAACAGAAATATCTAATAATTTAAATTCTCTATCGCCAACTCTAAATTTGTTTGTATCAGATGATGGTATTAAGAATGAACCTTCTATTTTACCAGCGGCATCAGACGTTAAACTTGATGAAGTATTAGGGTGACTATTTAAATTTTGATATTGATTACCCTTATACTCTTGACCACTAACATCTTTAAATGTTTCTGCTTTTGTAAAATTATCAAATGCTACACCATCAAAGAATGGAAAGTATTTAGTCGCAGGTCTGAGACCTTGTGCTTTAAAGAATACTAATCTTGGTCTCATGAAAGGTATAAATGTCAATGATACAGTTCTATCACCTATAACTTCATTTATTGTTGTTGACCCGACAACAACTCTTTGTGAAAAAGTTCTAGTTCTTCTTCTTCTAGTTCTTACGTCTGACTCTAATTCAGCATTTTCAATACCTGACCAGTTCCACACCCAGTTACCAAACCAGTTAGTCATATCTAAATTATCAGGAACATCTGGAAAATTATTAAGTCTGACTCTATTCCATATCATTCTTAATGCTTGAATACCACCGCCTCTTATTTCACCAAGTTCAATTGTTGCTTCTTCATTAACCACTTTTGCAGGGTCATATTTAGTATCTGTCCATGTGTCAGATGCAGGAGAAAGTCTGATTTGACCTTCATTACTTATGACTGCAAATGGGTTAACATTTTCTGTACCAGAAATAAGGTTCTGTATTATAGCAGAACTATCAGCATGTGTTAAGTAAACATTATCACCCTTTAATACAGTATTTGTAGATTTACTAGAATTATATACTAAAGGTATGTTTTGTGTTGAAACGTGTGGGTGCAATGTATTTGTACTAGGGTCAACAGATGCACGATAGTCTGGGTCTTGAGCATCAGAAAAACCTCTATCATTAAAATTATCTACTAAGAAACCAGACTTAGTTCTGGCAGTACCAGCAGAATCAGTAATTAATAAGTTTTCTGTTTGTGCTTCTAAAAACGAAAGAGCGGTAGTTTCTTCTAAACCATCTACTCTTTCTTCAAGTCTAGCAATATCTTGCATTCTAAATCTTTTAAATTTAAGTGTTTTTAAACTAGCATCTGAGTCTGATATACCATAACCATTTAAACTTAATTCAAATAGATTTAAAGTATTTTCAGGTATAGGTGGTAATTGCCTAGCAAATCCTGCCTGACCTGAAATAAGTTGTAATGACCCATCAACGTTTGCGACAATTCTATCTGCTCTTGGCAAATAATATTCTACGTCTGTGCTTACAATATCACCTGTTGAAGGCAAATCATGAGTGTGTGTAAACGCACCTGCAGATGAACCACTATCAGATGCTTTTATACCTCTAAAGTCAATTACGTCTCTTAAATTTACGACTGTTCTTTGGTCTGGTCTGTAATCAGGAATATCTTCATATTCTACTTGTCCAGTATATGAACTAACAGAGAAGAAGTCACCAGTCGCACCATGTGTAAAGTGTTTGTATTTAACATAAACGTTACCACTTGGCGCAGTTGCAGTTGCTTTTAGAATAATTCTACCAGTTTGATAATATGCTTGTCTTTGTCCATTATCTAAGTCAAAGTTAGCACTAATATCTGCACCACTTGAACTACCATCTTTTATTTCTTCGATTGTGTAAATATCTGGGTGGTCTAGTTTTACATAAGTTAGTTGTCCTTCAGTACCATCAGCAACACCATTTGTAATGGTTGCTCTTGTGACAGTCGATTCTGCAAGTGTTTTTGTTCTTGATGTAGCATTAGATTTATTTACTTTTGCATAAATTGTGTGTGCTCCATCTGGCATTGCAGAAAGAGTTAATGATTGTGACCCTACTGACCCAAAAGTTGGACTAGCAACTCTGTCACCACTTGAATCCGTTGTAACAATCCAATCAGCAGTATTTACAAAAGTTTCTCCACTTAATGCAGTTAGTGTAACACTTCCTCCACTTACTGTACCTGCAAAGACTCTTTGTACTTCAAAGTTAATATCAGATAAAGTTTTTGGTCTTGCTTTAGGTGTAGGAAACACTATCGCACCATTAGTACCTTCTTTTAATACTGCTTGAGAACCAGTTAATAATATTTTTAAAAAGTCTGTTGTGCCTGTACCAATTGTTCTCGTACTTCTAAAGTTTTGTCCAGAGTTCATTTTTATATCGTGAAGATATGCTCTAAAGTTAGCACCATCTTTTGCTATTGAACGAACTCTTACAGTACCAATAATATTACCGCTTGGGTCAGTCGTAGAAGTTGATAGATTTACTCGTGTACCATCAACAGGAATAAGACCTTCAATAGTATCACAAGTAATAAATGAACCATAGTTTATACCAACAGTTTCATTATTGATAGTAGTTGTTGTTCTTGGTTTTGGTATAGTAAGTTTTGTGGGTTTTTCTTTATTAAATCTATATCCATTTATATATGCAGTACCTGAAGAAACATTCGCAGTTAAGTTTGACGATGAATCACCTACTTCTAAATTCAATCTAAATGGATTAACAATGTAATTACCAGACTCTTCTCTTGTTCTTAAAGCAAGAACTTCATTTATCTTATTGTAATTATCTGTACCAGTTACTTGTTCTACTATCTCACCAGCAACTATGTCACAATAAAAAACAAAGTTTTGTGTTGCAGTAACATCTGATTGTCTTGTAAGTGTTAGAGTAATTCTGTATCTATCTGCACCTGGGGCAGTGGTGTTTGGTGCGGCACCTTGATTGTCATATAATGCGGCATCATCTGCAAACGTAACTATATCTTCTGTTACTACGAAACCAACTACTTCTGTTGGAAACTTAGAATATTTTCTTAGTAAAATAGATTGTTCTTTAGCAAAAACAAAATGTCCTCTCACAAAGAAATCACCAGAACCATTACTAATTAATGTTCCTTGCCCTGTTGCTGGATTGGCAGTAGTGTTTGTTGATTGAACTGTTAAAAGTGTATCACCTGATGTAAGGTTTTCTCCAGGTGTGAATCTTACAGGCACTGTGCCTGATAAACCACTAGGATTTTCTGTATATTGAACAAAAAGAGTTGCAGGGTCACCAGTCGCAGAAACACTTGCAGATAATTCTGCTAAAGAAGTATCTGTAACTGCTTGTGCTACTTTAATAACTCTTGCTTTTACACTTGATGTAGCACCAGTGAATTCTAATCCAACAAGTGAAGTGACTTGGTCATCTGTAATAGTGCTTGATAATTTAACAAATTCATATGAGTTATCAACTGTTGGACCACCAGGATTAACTGAGGCACCATCCTTAAATACATGTCTTCCAAGTCGTGCAATTTCTTCTTGAGTTATAGTTTGCGATTGAGTAAGTTCTCTTGCTTGGACTGCCCTACCAGAATTAAATAATATTCTATGATAATTATCACTATCTGCAAAGTCATCTTTATAGGTAACTCCGAATGTATTTTTAGTAAATGTTGTCGCCATAGTATTATACCTGTATTACGATTTTAATATCTTCTGTTTGTTCTGCAGACCTTGTAATCGCCGCACGATTATCAATATATAGTAAGTCACCAGTAAATGGATTTACTTCTGCTTTTATAAATGCCGCAGTAGCACTATCATATCCAGATGATGCTTCTATCTGTCCACCACCTGTTCCGTCTGATTCTGATAATGTTTCACCAGCAACAAAGTTTGCAAATCCAGTTGAATCATTTTGATGATAAAATAATATAGTTCCACTACCTGAACCTGAATCTTTATCTACAATTGCTTTTGCACCTGATGTTCCACCAACAAGTGTTTTATCTTCTGTAAAAGTATTAGAAAGAGATGCTAACTGTAATCCTCTTACTGCTCTACCTGTAGATGCAGTAAACAATGTACCACCACCAGAGTCTGAATCACCAGAGTAATGTCTACCTTGAACCATTAACTGTCTAAATACATTTCCTGATGAATCAACTTTTGGATTCTTTAATAATCCCACTTGTCTAAAATCTTGACCAATAATAAAGTCAGTACCTTCTTCACCTGCTGGTTTGGCATTAAACATTAACGATGATGATTTTAAATCGTCTGTCGGGTCATGGCCAAGTCCCATGGGAGGTGATAGTATTGGTCTAATTTGAGCATTGTTCGTAACAGTACCACCGCCAGATATTTTAACACTTGCATAATTATAATTTTGACCCATATTTGGAAGAAAATTAGAATCAAGTGCTAAAACTTTTACATCAACAATTTGATTGTTATTCATAACTGCGACTGCTTGTGCGCCAGTACCATCACCTTCAATTGTTAATGTTGGTGTGCCACTATAAGTACCTGGTGTAATAATATCATAACCTACAACTTGACCTTTTATTGCTCCATCTTGAACTGCTTTTTGTTCTTGGTCAGCAACAGGAGAATTTCCATCTATTCCTGTTACTAGTTTTACAGGTATAAAGTTTGCAGATTGAAACTTACTTGCATCTAATGAACTAATTGAATATAAAAATTTCCATACATATCCATCAGTAGTTCTAAACGGAACACCATTTGTACCACCAGTAGGTTCTACTGTTGACACTTGCACTACACCAGTTGTGCTTTTACCTTGACGAAGCACCATGTATACTTGTTGGTTATTGTTTAATACATAATAAGTGTTTGTTGGATAACCAACCTGTGCATCATCGTATGCATCGTATAGTGAACCAGAAGTCCAGTTTGCTCTAGGAATAACTCTTGAAACATCACCAATCAATTTTACTGATTGCATAGAGTTTCTAAACTTTATTTCGTCCGCTAAATTTCTTAGTGGAGTTGGTGGTGTATCTGTCGCATTCCACTGTTCAGAACGACCAATTGCCGCATAGTAATTATTATTTGCATCACTATCGTTTATTTTAATCAAATCCGCAACTAATTGTTTTAGTGGGTCTGTTACTATTGCTACCATTTTTCTATTCTCCCTATGCTACTGCGCCACCATATGTGCTAAGTATTTGCCAGTTTGTACCTTCCCAGATTAAAACTGCCGATTCGTTTTGTTGTAATGTTAAAGTACTTCCTGGTCCAAAATTTGTAGGTGTAAGTGTTACTGTACCTGCTCCTGAAACTACAAGTGTTTTCATTTGCCCTATTGCATTACCATCTGGCAAATCATTTGCTTTAGCAGTTCCTGATGTAAATTCTGTAAATGGAACACTAACTGAAACATCAGTAGTGTCATTTTTAGTTTCTTGAGTTAATATTTGTGGATTGTTTAATTTAATACCACCTGTACCTTTTGCAGTTAATTGAACATCAATATTTGTATCTGTACCAAGTGCTTGAACAATAGGACCATTATTAGTTGCATTGTTCTTAATACCTATGTGATTGACTGCACTACTTGTTGTAGTGAAAACTAGTGACTCATTACCTGAAGAATCAAGAAGTACACCACCCGTACTTAATCCTGTTACTTTAGGAGCATGTAACGATGGGTCTGTAAGAGTTTTGTTTGTTAATGTTTGTGTATGTGCATTAAATGTCACTTCATCGTTACCAGTTAATAAAGGTAATGTAATTGTTCTGTCTGCCGCAAGTTCTGATACTGCAACTATATATTGGTGGTCTGCACTTGTATCATTTATTTGCGGTGTTGTTATAATAGGACTTGTTAATGTTTTATTAGTAAGAGTGTCAGTTGTTGCTTTACCTACAAGTGTATCTGTTGCATTGGGTAATGTAATTGTTCTATCTGCAGTTGGGTCTGTGACAGTAAGAGTAGTTTCAAAGTCATCTGCAGTTGTACCTTCAAAAGTAATTGTTCCATCACCAATTGAAATTTTAGTGGTTAACGAAGAGTCTAGACCACCTAAAAAACTATAGAGTTCAGAAAAGTTTGAATTTATCTTGGTAGCGGCAGAACGAAGAGTATCACCTGTACCATCGTTTGCAGTTGTCCCGTTTGCGATTACTAGTTTTGTCATATTTTTTTTCCTATCTTTCTATTTATACAAATTATTTCTAAGGTAAGTGTGCAGGATTACTTAATTTTGAATAATATACATCACTATCTGCACTAAAGAACTCAAATCTTTCTTGGTCCATAGTTTCAGAAGAAAAGTCATTACTAAAGTCTATTTCAAAATTACTTGTTGCCGTACCAGCGCCATTTGAATCTGCATCAAATGTTGGTGATGTTCTTAATTCTGCGGCACGTAATGTTGAATATTGTTTCTGAATATCTTCAAGAGTAGTGGTTTGTAAAGATGTAAAGAAACTATCATCAATAATAACTCTTTTAAATATACCGTCACTGTCTCCACTATCTCTTGCAATACCAGTTATTTCAGGTAAAAATTGTGTTACTTCATCAAAATTAAACGCAGTTGCGCCTACCACATCAACTTGTCCTACATCTGAGTCAACTAGACTAATTGGTGCAGATAATGGATTATCTACGATTCCTTCTAATCTTACAGCAGACCCAATAAACATTCCTGCAGGGTGAACAAATAACTTGTATGGTCTTTGCCATCTTTTAAATGGTAGTTCACTTGTAATACGTAATGCAAACTGTTGAAACAATTCAGCATTTGTAATAAACTTTTGCGACTCTGGACCAATCTCACTTTCTGCTTCACCAATTTTAAAAACTTGTTCTTTCGTATATTCTAAGTCTATGTCAACTTCAAAGAACATACGAAAAAATTGTTCGATTGAAAACTTTGTGCCTTTTGCACGATACAAATTATTAGAGAATTTTGCGGCAGTTCTTTTATCTGTGAATCCTTCAAAGTAAGATTGCCCTAATAATAATTCGTCTTCTATATAAGATAGTAAAGACTCGTCTACTTGATTAATATCACGTGTGTAAAATAAATCATTTACTAATCTACTTGGTGAACCATCACTATCTTCAAAATGATAGTATTGTTCTAAAAACGAAACTAATTTTGGATAGTCTGTTTTAAAATGTTCAGGAACAACTTTGTTGACTTCTCGCCCAGTAACCTGAGCAATCTCTCGTCTACCATCGTCTCTTAGTGTATCGTCTACTTTATGTGTCATCTTAGTTTAATACGTTTGTATCTACCTCAACTACTTCTACAAGTGAATTACTTACATCATGATTAAGCACGTCTTGTCTTAAAGGTGTAACAAATGATTGATTCTCTGGCACAACAGAAACTTTTATAAATGTATCACCACTTGGTATTGCATCTACTTGCAAACCTACAATTGATACTGTATCAGTTGTATAAGACCCAACGTTATCTACAATAACTTCGGTATTTACTGTATCAAACACTTCAAGTATGTTTGAATTTAATCGATTTCTAACAATACATGTTTTACCACTAAAACTAAAAGGCGTTGAAGTTACTCTAAAGTTAACATCATCTGTATCTGCAATATTTTGTGGATATCTTAATGTATGATTTTGAATTGCAGTTAGTGTTGGTGTAAATCGTCTTTGCACTTTTACTTCCATTCTAGATGATAGAATAGCAGGACTCAAGGCATCAATCAAAGTTAATAGATTACTTCGTCTAAATGATTGTTTAAATTTACCAGTGTTATCTGCAAAGTATTGTGCCACTGTATTTTGTACGTTGTCTTTTATTGTGTTTTCTGTAAGAGTTGTTAAGTTTGGGTTAAATTGAAAAAAGACGTTTGTTTCAATAAATGAAATAATTGGGTCAGTAAACTTAATATCAAATGATGCAACAGATAAATCTTTAAATAAACTTACAATACTATCTTTTGTTGCTTTTTTAATTGCTTCACCTGAAATAGTATCATTTTCTATTGCATTACTAAACAGTAATGATAAAAAGATTACACCAAATTCTGGTTCAAGTGCATCTTCACCACCAAAAGATGATATGTCACTTAATAGTGAACCAAAGTTTCTTTGCACTAAAGTTGCATAATCTTCTGCAGTAACCGCTCTATTTTGAGTTGCATACTGAAACGGCGCAGTAGTTCTGATAGACTCTATAGTTTCTTTGTCAGAACCACCAAATGAGTTTGACACTGTTGAGACTTGTAATGCAAAATTCTGGTCGTTCACTGTTACTTGACTTTGAGGCGTAAATACTTTGGCACCATTTGCATCTGCACCACTAACAGATAAGTATTCAACTGTAACTTTGTTACCAGCAACAGGTGACCTACCAAGAACTGTTCTGTTACCAAAAGTAAGTTCATACTGACCTTTTGGCGTTTCTTTTAAAATATAAACAGTTGAACTAGATGTTAATGATGTTGCTCTTCTCAAGTCTGTAAATGTAACAAACGCAGTACTCGATGAAGTTTCAAAACTTCGAACAATTGCAGTATCGATATCTATTTTTTCATCTGGAATAATATATGCCGCATTTTCTGTTTGTGCAGTAATATTAAATGTTTTTGTTGTTGAAATACCTTCAAAAACTTTTATATCTGCAATATTGTCTGCGGTTGTAAATGAGTAACTACCAGACCCATTGTCTCTTGCTTTTATTTCTTCTTGAGTCTGAAAAACATATGAAGTGCCATCAACTACGGCATCAAATTTAAAACCACTTGCTAATGTGACTACAGTTGGTCTGTTTGTTAAACTTTCTAAATTTAAAGATAAGTTAAGAATACCTTGAGAAGCATTCATTGAATCTGGTATATAACCAATACCTTCTGCAAGTGATACTAAAGAACTACGTAATTGAGCAGTTCCTAAATACGATTCATTTAATGCAAAGTTGGCAATTAATCCATTATAGTGTGTATTATATGCAAGAACATCTAAAACACTTGACAAACCAGATGCTTCAAAGTTATAATCTGTAAACTCGTCTTGTTGTGAAAGAAAGACTTTTAAATTGTTTTTTATTGCAGTAAAGTCTAACGCAGTTGATTTAATTGTTGTTTGTCCCATATTACCTTAACCTGTCTATTGTTGTTTCGAAAACAACTGTTTCTTGTGTATTAATTACTTTAAATTCTACTGTCACGCCTAATCTATTTCTGTCTGGTTCTAGAGCAACTATAACATTCAAAACTTTAACTCTTGGTTCAAATCTTTCAATTGTTGCTATAATGTTATTACGAATAATAGTTGACCCGTCTCTGTCTGCTAATTCAAATAGTTGACCTTGTAAGTCTCCTCCAAAAGTTGCAAGAAAAGGTTTTTCTAATCTATTTGTAAGTAATAAAGTTTTGATTGCTTGTTTTACTGCGGCAGTTGATTGTTTTTTAAATATATCACCAGAAGTTGCAGTTACTTGAAAAGATAAATCAATATCTTTAAAGTCAACATTCCTACTCGTAGCAATACTAGTGGTGTTTAAATCACCCTGGTCTTCTCTAGAGTATGCTCTTCTTGTTGCCATATGTCTATTTATACTAATCTTTTTTAATTTTTAATAACTTATGTTAGAAATTCTTGTTTTATTTCTACTAATTCGTCTTTTGACTGTAATGAATTATTAAAAAAAGTCCTAACATCATTTTTAAAGTTTACTTTAAACGTTTGGTCTACTACTGGCATCAATACACCTATTGATGCAGTAAGAGTTCCGTCTGGATTATAAGTATCGTAATCTAAACGTAATTCATCGTAGTTTGTATAATCTTTCCAATATTCTGCTATGTCAAATGTTTTTTCAAAATCTATTGTTCCATCTTTACCAATGACTTGATAAAACACTAATTCACCTTTACTTTTTGCAAGAGTATCATCGACAAGTGTTTCTGATGGGCCTGCACGATAAATACCTTCACTTACAATTAGACGAACATCATTAAATAAATCAATGTTACCTTGAATTACTCGCATCATTTCTGCTTGTAAATACAATTGTCTTGCAATTTGTTTTCTTTCATCATTGCTACCGACATGATTAAATGCAGTTCTATCTCCATATGCACCAAGAAACTTAGCAATTGTTACTCCTGGTCCTAGTTTAGTAGCAGAACTAACATTGTCTACTCCATTAGGATTAAATACTGGGTCAACTAATATCATCATTTTGGTGTAAACCTCTTTCCTCGATTGTCTATTGCGTTACCAATAGCAGTGTAACCAAATCTAGAACTTGGTTCTTTACCTACAGTTCTTCCTATTTTATCTGGTGTTGTTCTATATGCAGTATCACTTACTCGTCCTTCTGCGATTAATTGTCCAAGTAAATTACTTACATCACCTCTAGGACCTCGTTGTGCTAAGAATCCTAATTTTCTAATACCTCTTAGTCTAGAACGTATTTCTTGTGTTGTTGGGTGTTTATCGAAAATACCTTTATAGTCATCTGATAAGTCTAATCTGTTTTTCAGTTTATCACCTTCATCAATTGCAACATCACGTATCGCAAAATCACCCATACTACCGTATGCCGCAACAATACTTGGAATTGGTGGTGGTCCAATTGGTGTTTTGATTTCTTGATTTAAAACGATTTCTGGTGCACCACCTGTTGGTATATCTGTTTCAGATGCAGATGCGGCCGCACCAGTTGCCGCGGTATTTGCTTTAAAGGCCGCATTTGCAACATCTGATTTTTCTGCAAACTTAGATTTCTCTGCCGTCCATGCAGTTCTTGAGAACATTGCCTCAGTTGCTTGGCCATGAAATGAACCATAGAATGCCGCACCACTAGTAAATGGTGCAGGACCTTCATTACCTTGAAAGACTTGACCTGTAAAGTCAACTTGTTTACCACCGATAGAACCTTTCATACCAAAGATTGACACTTGTTTGACACCTGTCGCATTAAAGACTTCACTTGTCATTGCAAGAGAACTCTTTGCAGATACAAACATGTCTTGCTCTGTAGCAATTTCAATGTCACCCTGTACCCAATTGTTTTGATTACCCTTGACATATTGATGATTATCTGCTAACATAATATCAGTATGATTACCAATAGTCTTAGTTGATTTAGTGCCTTTTGTAACATACTCTGAGTTCTTTGTAACAAATGTACGATGGTTTTCTGAAATACCTTCAATCATATTACCCGCAACTTGTACATTATAATTACCACCAACATCAACGTTATAGTCACCTGTGACTACTAAATTAAGATTACCTTTATAAACTAGATTACCAGCACCTTCGACTATAGTTGTTTGGTCACCACCTGTGACTTCGATTCTGTTATTTGTCGAAGAAACGATAACACTTCCGTCTGCTCTCATTTCTACACCAGCACCAGTTCTATGTTTAATTAAGATTCTTTCACCACCTGGAGTGTCATCGTATTCAACAACATGCCCAGATGTAGTTTCATCTACTTGGTTGAAAGGAAACTCAGAAGGTCTTTGGTCTGCAATGTTAAGTGATACACCAATATCTCCACCACTTGTATAGAGATTATTAATTTTAATACCTCTTGCCGCATGATTTATTGATGACCCGAAATTGTATTCTCTTTTTGGAAATTCACCAGTTGGGTCTTGAAAACCATCTCTGGGCACACCAAGACTTTCTTCTAGACCAGTTCCTAGTTTTTGTCTTCTTAATTTAATATTATCTTTTTTAGTTGTCATCTAATTATCCTACTTCATCGTATTGTCCAAACGCCCAATACTTCTCTTCACACCAGTAGCACATCTTACAAGGTTTTTCATGATAGTCAGTAACTTCTGCACTTCCTAAACATGACCTAGTCAATGGAAATAAAGTTTCCAATAAAAACAAGTCTTCATATACTTGTGCAGTAAATCTCTTATCAACATCTTTAAATGGCGAATACTCTGGTATGTCTTGTATTCCAATTCGTTCTAAGTCTTGAGTATCATAATTTCTTGGTGCTTCTTTTGTTCCTACAAACTCCGCTAATTCTTTGTTTATAGTGATTGCTTCTTCTGGTGCTGGTAAATTTACACCATTTGTAAAGAAAACAATGTTATGTTGTCTTGTTAATTTAAGTGCCCATTTGTCAAATACTCCTCTATATGGTAGTGATATTTCACCATATTGATGTTTTTCAAATTTAACTTTTGGAAATGTTTTTGCAACTTCGTGAATAATGTTTTGAGCAACAATAAATCTATCTGGTTTATCATTAAAAGTATATGGTAAGATACTAAACTTTAATTCTCTTTCTGATATCTCTTTTGCAAGTAAATGCAATAGTAATGCCGTATCAGCACCACCCGATAGTTTTACTCCAATAATACCTTCATCACGTTTCAGTGATTGTAAAAATTGTTCTGATAACAAGTCTACTGTGCCATATTCATTTGCATAAATCATTTTGGTACCTGTAATATTTTTAATACTATATTAAGAAGGTCTTTTGTTGGGTCAACTGGTCCTTCGTTTAGTGGGTCTCCTATACCATTTAATTGTTTTCTAAATACTGTCTCGACATATTCTTGCACGTCAAAGTAAGGGTCTTCTTCATCTATATCTAAATCATTGTGTCCAAATACATTAGCACCTGGATATCTACTATAAAATGCTTGTAAAAATCTTTCAAGTGTTGTATACTGTTCTCTTGTAAATGAAGATGATGACCTGTTACCAAGTGCATCTACATCACCAGTCGCAACATTTATGCCACCGACAAGTACGATACCAAGAGAAAATTTATTGTGTCCATTTGCAGATGTATGGTCACCAACTCTGTCTGGCGGTCTGCCTCTTTGTAATCTTCCGTCTCTTCGTATAACATAGTGATAACCTATACCATCATGTCCTAACTTTGATTGTATATTATTTATCTCTATTGCACCTATGTCTTTGTCAGTTGGAGTTTCAGTCGCATGAATTACTACTTCTGATAGAGGTCTTGTAATTGCATGTATTTCTGAATTTAATTCTTCAACAGAAGATACATAAGTAAACACTTCATCACCACTATTTCTACCTGACCA